CTCAACTGGTGGCTATCACACTGGCGGCATGTCGTTAGTACGCTATTTTGGGGCAACAACGGTGTCAATACCTTACGATGATAAGTACCAGCACGTTGCTTTGGAAGCTAATAAGACATTGGATTTGTCTGATGAGACCCGTTGGAACATGCGTATTGCATATCTTGCAGCGGAGGCGAACCAGACATACATGAGTGGGGCCGCTATCCCTAATCCTGTGTTAGGTGGCGAGTTCGCCATCCAGCGTTATCAGCAGGAGATCCCTTTCCAACCAACATGGTCGCAGACAATTGTTACCGCTAACACGAAATTTTGGCACACCATGGATGAATTAGGTAGGTTGATCTTTCCGGTTGAGAATGTGGGCAACATGCAAGTGGTTCTACGGGCTTGTTTGAGACAGACGCGTATTAATTTCGCAGTTTGGCAGATGGGCAGGTTGGTCAATAACGCTCCCGACGTTGACCGTTTTGGGACATCAATCGAGAGCATGTGGAATTCTTTGGCCCAGGCGAACGCGCCTGTTGAGCAGGTAAAAGAATCGTCTCCAGCACAGGCATCAGTGCTGGAGACCGATACGGTGCAGTAAGCACCTTAGGATTTGGGATGTTGCGGGATAAGTATCACTTCGACAAGTGGTCCGAGGCCATCAGGCGCTATACTGGTGATGACTGGACCGCTGCTGACCTGGCATATTTGTATGCTCGGGCGGTGTCCGAGACCGAACCTGATCTTGCTGACTTAAACTGGCTGCGGAAGAAAACCTCCTTGCTACCGCCGAATCTGTTACCCCAGATTGACGAAGCTTGGTTGATTTCGAACGCTCCCAGGAGTAAGGACGCTACCCCAGCAACAAGGTCCGTCCCAATTAAGATAATTGAGGGCCGCTTTACCGACGATGAATTTAAGGACTTCTTCAAACCCCGAACACAGGAAGATCTGAACATTCGTCGCGGTCGCGCTCGTACTGTATACATGATGTACGAGGGTAAAAAGATGACAACGGAATGGAGGAGGTGGATAATTAGGCTCACCCACTTTGACTACATCACGGTGTGCAACCTGTTGATGTTTCATATTTATCATGGTGACTGGTTGGATTTTTGGGCTAAAACCGATGCGCTTCGTGTGGGAGTATCATCGTTGCAGTTGGTAACAAAGTGGGCATCCGACGCGCTTAAGAAGATGCCTGCGACAATGGAATTGAGATTGCGGTATTGCGAGGCAGGAGGAGTGAGCGGATATAGAAACCCACCATTTGAAGGGTTTGACTTCTTGGCCGAAACGAAGAAACTAGCTGAAGGCGGCGAGCCCCACGGTGTCGGTGCCTGGGAGGAGACGTTTGAGAAAGCAGCGACTGAGGTGCAGGGTGCAAGTGTGGTGAAACCCCTGGACTTCATGACCCTGGAGGAATTCATAGCCTCGGACCTCGCACAAACTCATGGAGCTAGCAGCTTTGGTAAAGTTGAGTGGGAATTCGAGGGTGAGCATGGAAAGTTTAAAGCCCGTAAGAATTTCCTCCTTGATATCGCTACGCCGGAGTACCTTGCCGAGCAAGTCTGGGAACATCTAGGAAGGCAGGTGTCTACTTCGTTCATTAAGCCGGAGTTAGGGAAGATGAGGATTGCAGTCACTGGGGACATTTGGTCATACTACTCACAGGCATATTTGAATTGGTTATGCAATGGTGTATACCTCGAGTGGCCCGGTAATACGTTAGATGAGAGTGTGGTTCAACAGTGCAAGCGGATGTTAGCTATGTTCGACGCGCTTCACTTGTCATATGGGTTAAGTTTTGATCATGCTGCATTTGATCACCAGGCACTGACTAGTGAAATTGTCAAGTTATCTGGTTTATATCTCGCGCGTGGAAAGGATAATGTCCCAGCGTGGTATCTATCGACATGGCAGAAATTATACGATGGCACGCTGCAATCATTTAATCACAGTACCATCAAAGCAACGTTTGAGGGTAAACTGCACGAATACACTGTGAGTGGAGGGCTCGCGTCGGGCATACGGCTTACGTCTCTAATAGGTAACTACTGGAACGGGACGATTACGCGTGAGGTGAAAAATATGTTACCCCTGTTGGAGACACAAATCGACAGTTGGCTCCGTGGTGATGACTCCGTCATTGTTGGACCATCATACTGGCATACGTTGTTGTTTCGATTGGGCTAAATGGCCGTCAATGCGATAGGAAATGACAGTAAATATGGCATTCACTACCAGCAAGCCGAGTTTTTGAGAGTTTGGTACGCAGACAGGGCTTATGGATATCCCAACCGCGCATTGCCGTCGATACTGCAACGGAAGCCATGGAGTTCAGACCCGTGGGACCCTGAGGGCGTGCTGAAGGCGCAGCTGATTACGGTTGACACCCTGGAACGGCGGAGTGTCAAGGACTGCGAATGGCTGCGGGCGGCCGTTGTGCGTGACTGGACAAGAATTCGAGGACAGTCAAACCTGTGGTTGCAGTTGCCCACGACGCTGGGCGGGCTGGGGTTGTTGCCCTTCCGTGATTGGGTGTGTGATAAGGTATGGCCGAAGGTTGAGAGGCAAGGACCGCGCTTCTCTGTTGAGCCGCAGAGCTATAAGAGATATCAGACCAAATTTGCAGAGTGGAATGTTACAGAGGTGGAGGCTCAAACCCTACAGCAGCAAACGATGGCGTCGAAAGCACTGGCTGATGATGTCCGAGGGATAGCACATGTCTACCGTGATGATTACCGTGGTAGGCTGAAGGCCTTAGGCGCGGTTCGTTGGCGCAAGGTGTCGCCGCACGGGACACAGCTTCGTTCTCTGACCGGTTCGATACATTATTTGTCATCAATATCAAACGCAGCCGAACTTGCGTTATCAAGGAAGAGTTCGGGTACATTTGGACAGTACAAGTCAACAGAACAGTGGTTCATGGATGCACAGGTCGTTGCTCGTCTTCGAGGGACGCGGGTAATGCCTATGCTGCGCGACCATGATCCGGACTGTTATTATGAGGTCCGACGGCTGGAACGGAAAGGGTTGCATAGGGGGAATGCGCTCGATTTCGTTTTTGGTCGAATTGCAGGGGTGCTGACGGGACGTCTGCATTCGCTACTCGCCCACAGTGTAACAGTTCAGCTGGCACGGTGTGTTGAGGATCAACTGAGATGGTCGAGGGAGACATTCGGTTGGCTCACTACACATGTGGGTACTACGTTGGCCACCGCACTGCACCACTCTCCACTAGCAAAGACTGCTTTCTGGTGGTAGGAAGTCGGCAGCTCCGCCGTAGGAGCGACCATTGACCCAAG